ATTGTGAACAACCTTTTACATTTAAATCTAAACTTGGAACTAGAGGTAAAGGATACCAGGGCAGACAAGGACAAACAAAAACTAATTTTAGTATAGATAGGTATGACCCAAGATTGACGTATCGCACTGATAATATTATATTTTGTTGTGTTGCTTGTAATGATAAAAAAAGAGACAGTAACCCGGATGATTGGAAAAATTATCTAAGGGTTGGAGAAGAATTTATAAATGATTAAAATTTTAATTATATTATTGTTGTTAAGTGGATGTGCTAAGGACTTAGATTTAAACCCATGGACAACAGTTTTAAAACAAGCCTTGAAAGGAAATAATGATAAAAATAAATAAAAGATTTTACTACCCGACTTCGACTCGGAAAATTATAGATGGTAAAAGACATTACCTGGTGGGTGACGAAAAGTTACCTTCTGTTACAAGTATATTAAAGGCCTGTGAAAGTAAGGAAAAATCTGAGTCTTTACAAAGATGGAGAGATAGGGTTGGTGAAACTGAGGCTAAAAAAATTACTGAAACTGCTGCATCGAGGGGGACTCTTATGCACTCGATTCTTGAGGGGTATATGTTAGACAAACCTATCGTGGATCTAACACCCGAAGGAAGACATGCCACGAAGATGGCACAGATAATCGCGGACCAGGGATTAAAGGGTAGACTCGATGAGTTATGGGCCACAGAGTGTGTATTATTTTATCCAGAAATGTATGCAGGTGCAACCGATGGTGTTGGAATGTACGAGGGTAAAGAGGCCATAATAGATTTTAAACAAACAAATAAACCGAAACGAAAAGAATGGATCGAGGATTATTATCTTCAACTAGCAGGATATGCTATTGCTCACAATCAAATATATGGAACTAATATACAGTTTGGAATCATTCTAATGTGTAGTAAAGATTTATTATTTCAAGAGTTTCCCGTATCAGGCGAAGAATTCAAACATTACGCGAACGAATGGTGGAAAAAAGTAGCACAATATTACCAACAGAAAAAAGAATTAGAAGTAATAGTTGACAGAAATGGTTTTTAGTATAATATAGGATATTATATGAAAGGAATAAATATGAAAATAAATTGGGAAAAGAAAATTGAGAAACATTTACTCAATCAAAAAATAGTTAAAATTAAATATATGTCAGAAAAAGAAAGTGGTAGGCAGGGTTGGTCTAAAAAACCAATTGAGATAACACTTTCAAATGGTGTGTTGCTAGTGCCAACGCAAGATGATGAAGGTAATGATGGAGGTTCTATTGCAACTAATATTACTGAATTACCAACAATACCAACAACATAGAAAGGAGTATCATGAAAAAAAGATTTCCTAATGATGGTAAATCTAGACCTTCAAGTGATTTGTACCGAAAAAATTTTGATGAAATATTTGGTAACAAACCAAAAAATGATGGCAAAGGCACCACAATTTGTAAAGCAAAAGATTGTAACAACGTTTTGTATGGTTGGACTAGCGCCAAGGATCCTAGATATTGCGCAGATTGTGTCTAAAAAGCCACAATTTGTTGTATATTTACAACACTTATGGCAAGAATAAGGCAAGTTTTTACCTATAGACTTTTTTTGCCAGAAAAGTTTTTTTGTTTTTCAATTTCCAAAACAGTGTTACAATGGTTACAATGGCTTTCAAAGTGCTATTATTCGCATATACCAACACTTCTAGACGATATTTTTGTAACAAAACGCTGTTACAATGGTGTTACAGCTGTTACAATTTACAATAAGTGGCTTATATTAACACTTCTAGCAAACCCGTACGCGCGCATAAGAAAAAGTTTTTGAAAAAAAATGTGCCTAGAGAAAAAACCTATAGGTGCTATACAGAGGTATGAAAAGAAAAAAGTCAAAATATAAACATGCAGTAATAGGTAAACAGAAATATTATTTTTATTCTATTGAGTGGATTGATCCTTGCGGAGATTCCGGCCATGCTGAAGCGGCTGATGTGAAAGATTTAAAACCTGCAAAGATGATGACTCAAGCTTATGTCTTTGATAAAGATAATAAACATGTTTGGACATTTGCTTCTTATGATACTGAGTCTGCAGTCTTTTCTGATCGTAATGTATTTCCTAAATCAATTGTAACTAAAATGGAGAAAGTTAGTCTTTAGATTCTTCAATCACTTCTGCATCAGAATCAATAATTGGTTTAAAGTTCTTTAATGCTTTCTCTAATTCTTTGTCTAACTCAGATTCATCCACGTTATCTAAGTTTTTATGTAAGTGTAAATTAGTATTATTTTGAAACCCTGCAGCTTTACCTCTAGCTACTTCCATGTTACCTGCAGCACTCCAGGCTTTACTTTCTCTAGCTTCGTCTCTAATTTTACCTAATTCTGCCAGGTGCTTTTCATAAGTGATGTCATATTTTTTTAACTTCTCTGCTCTGAGTCTTCCAATGTATTGAGCAACCAAAGGATACATTGATGGGTTTTGAAGTCTACTTGCACAGACGTAAGCACCATCCGGTTTATAACCTGCAGCAATAGCACATTCAGAATCAGTCTTTCGACCTTCTTCTGTTACGATTAGATTAGCAAATTTAATTTGTTTCTCTGTAAGTCTTTTAGGAACTCCCATGCTTGCATTATAAATTATTTTTGGTATACATTCAAGTGATGGTATCCGGAAAGCTATTAAGACAGGCCCTAGACAAGTTTATGAAATCGCCAGTAGCACAAGAGGCAAGAGTACAAGTGTGTTTACCCGACGGGAAATATTACGACATCAAGGACATTAAATTAATGGAAAACAAAATACTTGGAGTCCGAGAAACACATAGATTGGTGATAACTTTGTATACATCTAAATGGAATATGGGTGAAGTAATTAAGAAAATTTAGTTAACTTTTATGCTCCGGACTTAACTTGAAAAATGATTAAGGGAGAGACTAAATTTTGGCATGAAATTAAAGCGTTCAATATTAAAAATAATTGCAAATTATCATTTACACGCGTGGAAAATAGTGCTGCACACGGGACTCCTGATCTATTGGTTTATAATAATTCTGGCCACTTTTTCACTATCGAATTAAAGTTAAATTTGGTTAAAAAAATTCGCTTCTCTCCACATCAAATTGGCTTTCATATCAAGCACCCGCACAATAGTTTCATCATGGCCAAGGGCCTCTGTCAGAGAGACATAAAACTTTATGAAGGATCCAAGATCCGTGATCTTGTGATCGGTTCTGCCGAACCTTGTGCCGTGGGCATGATGTCAATCTTTAAATTTCTACAAAAGGTTTAGCGTCCTACAATATCCTATGTCCAAGGTCAATGGCCAAAGTGTCGCGGCTCAGAGAAGAGCGTGTGGGCGGGACCCACCCAAGGAAAAAAAAGAAAAAAATGTTTCACGTGAAACATGAACCTGTGGCCTGTTGCCTGTGGACTACACTTGTGGGTTGTGGTGCGTGCTTGTGGGCGGGACCCACCCTTATTTTTTATTCCTACCATTACTAGGCACAGTAGTAATGGTAGTATTTACATTTTGGACAAAATACTTTGTTGGTTCCGTCGGGTTCCATCTCATCATTTTCATTGCCCTTGCTTGCGACCCGTTCAGCCCAATTTTTAGACTTGTGGCCACAATCTAAGCATTCATTTATTTCACCCTTATTGCCGAGCATTATTTCCCATCTCATATTTTCCTTCTTTCATGTTGCTTGAGGGCTGGTGGAATACTACCAGCCCTCTGTTTCTGCTGCGTCCGAAGTCTGGTTCCTAGAGGCTTTGCGACCTCGTGGCTACATCTCGGTTTCCGTATATCATTTTCCAACGGACCAGCCGCAGCAAAAAATTTTTCACACTTGCGGACGTAGGCCTTAGATAGATGCCTGTGATCGCAAATGAAATAGTTTAATAGATTGTTATGCTTAGATCTAATGCTTGCCATAACTAATATTTTTAATTTTTGGGTTCCAGCATTTTCTACAATCTAAACATTTGCCGCCCTGCTCAGGTGCTGGACATGTTGCTTTAGTTGTAACTACTGTTGAAGTATTGGGCCAGCTGCTAATTGGTCCCTGGTTCACCATTGGTGAAGACAATCTAATTGTTAAATTGTCAGGCTTATATTTTAAATATTTCTTGACCCATGCTTCCTTAGTTGGCATCCAATGCATTCTAGTAGGCGTTAACCTACAGACGGCATAAATTTTTTGAAGGTGTTCCAGGTCTTGGACATCACCCGAATCGTGCCATCTAAAAATATTAGGCTTTTTTGAATTAATTAGCATTGTCATGGCGTCGACCCATCGCGGGTCTTTAATAGCTGCTAGCCTTCTATATTGTGCATCTTGTACAACTTTAAAAACGTAACAACCTTTTAAAGCGTAGCAATCATTGCAGACGCTGCCTTCTTTATCCTGCAGCTTGCCGCCCGTGTTGCACTCTTTAGCGGGTATACCTATTGACCAGCCAGGCATTTTTCCAGGCTTGCTAAGGCCGCCAACTATTTTCCAGGCGTGGGCCGTGTTTAATATTTTTTCTTTCATAGATCTTATATATCCTATTATGTCCAGGATGCAAGGGCAGCGGCCAAAATAAACTTCTTGACATATCCTATATTTTCCTATATACTACCCGCGGTCAGAGAAGAGCGTGTGGGCGGGACCCACCCTTTGAGCTTGCAGCTGTGGTAAGTGCATGTGGGCGGGGCCCACCCATATAAAAAAAATAAAAATAAATGTTTTTTAGGGGTTGACATATATCCTATAATAACCTATAAACAAATCAGTTGTAATAATAACTAACATAGAAAGGAATACATTATGCAACCATTAAGAAAAGACCACGTTGACCATTACAAAGAATTCGTAAGAGATGAATTCAGTATTGCGTCAAATCATGTTGAGCAAGAAATATCTCAACAAGCTTACGATAAAGTTGAGGAAGTTGGATCTCAATTTGCTAAAGAACTGAAACTAGAAAAGTTGATTTCAGAAATGGCAAAAAGAGAAAAAGCTTTGCGAGATTTCCAAAGTAAAAAACAATCTATGGAATATGACTTGCAACGTAATGCTCAGGAAATCGCTGACCAAATATCAGAGATTTTTAATAATAAAAGAAAGCAACGTAAATGGGATATGTCCTCGGTCAATGTCACTATAAAAGATGACCACGACGCAGTTGATTACATACACAAGAAAATTAAAAAAGCTTGTTATGAAGAGGCAGAAGCCCACGCGAGAGCAAAGCATAAATTATATCATGCACTAGAGGGTAAAAAGAAAAAGTGTTTGAATATACTTTATACTGGAAGCCACATTCAACCAACGTTGGTTGAGTTGCAAAAAGAAATGGCAACCGCTAACATACAATTAGATTTACCTAATTCGCTGTTAGCTTTACCAAGTGGAGCAAAATAATGGAAGTAGTTGCAAGATTAACCATGATACTAGTAGGTTTTATTATTGTCATGTTAGGTTTTATTACTTTCATTCACTCGGCAGACCATAGATTACTTGGCTTGTTAATTTGTTTTGCAGGTGTTGTTTCAATGTTTGCAGGAATACCGAGTACCGAGGATAATTATTCAAGACTTGATAAAAGTTTTGAACGAAATAAAAAACAAATGGAGTTTGATTTTGATAAGTAAATAAATAAACGTGGCGTGTGATTAACACACACGCCACACTAGAAAAAAATAGATAAGAGCATGTGGGCGGGGCCCACCCTAAAAAAAGAAAAAAGGCAGCACTACATCTTGTGCCAAAGTTATCCACAGGCACTAAAGTGCCAAATTAATTATTTACAATATAGGATATTCTGCTAAATTAAAATTAACTTAACGAAAGGAATACAATGTTAGAAGTACACTACAACGCGATGAACAAGTACAACACGATGACTTTCACTACAGATGAAAGAAAACAAGCGGACACTCTAGGTTGGTTGATGATGGCAATCGGAGTAAATGAAATCACAGAAAAAACTGTCGAGGAAATTATTTTCAGAACTAGGTTTTTAGATTTTGTTTGGGGCAAAGCTTACTTTAACCAAGATCCAAGTGACTCTGCTCTTCGACAGCTATTCAAAAATCATTTGGGTTTAAGAATAGTAATCACGAACCGAGGTATTGTTAATGTGAAGACTCGACATAAGTTCATGGTTAATCAGTTAAAGAATATTGAAAGAGGTATCTTGAATAAGATAAAAGACTAGCTTCGTTAAGGAAGAATGGCCATGCAGTATTTGCATGGCCTATCCTACATTGTCCTATGCACAAACTGCATAGCTCATAGAGAAGAGCATGTGGGCGGGACCCACCCAAAGGGGACCCTAAAGGAACTATATCCAAATTCGAACTTCTTATGTTTACGCGAATACCCCCTAAAATTATAGGGGTCCCAGACCTACCCTATATAGTTTGATTTGCATTGTTAATCATGTATAATACTTTACCACCCATATTTAAATGTATGCTAACTGTTGAAGATATTAATAAAATAGAAGATCCTATTGAGCGAAGAAAGCTCAAGATACAGATTATACAACGACATCAAAGAAAAGAACTTAAGCAAGTTAAAACTAATTTTTTATCTTTTGTAAAAAAGATGTGGCCAGATTTTATAGAGGGGTCCCATCATCAAACCATAGCAGATAAATTTAATAGATTGGCAACCGGAGAATTGACCCGTCTAATTATAAACATGCCACCTAGGCATACTAAATCTGAATTTGCGTCGTTCTTTCTCCCTGCTTTTATGATCGGGCAGAATCCTAAATTAAAAATTATTCAAGCAACTCACACAGCGGAGCTTGCTATAAACTTTGGACGTAAAGCAAAACATTTAATTGACTCAGAAGAGTATCAACAAATTTTTAATACACGACTCCAAGAAGATAGTAAAGCTGCAGGACGTTGGAATACCTCCGATGGTGGTGAATACTTTGCAGTCGGTGTCCAAGGTGCGGTGACCGGGAGAGGTGCTGATCTACTCATCATCGATGATCCACATTCAGAGCAAGACGTAAGTTCACCTTCGGCATTTGATAAAGCATACGAGTGGTATACTTCAGGACCAAGACAACGTCTTCAACCTGGAGGTCGTATTGTTGTCGTTATGACAAGATGGTCTACAAAAGATTTAACACAAAAATTGTTAAACGCACAAAGCAACGAGAACGCGGATCAATGGGAAGTGGTAGAGTTCCCTGCGATCTTACCTACAGGTAAACCAGTCTGGCCTGAATATTGGAAGCTCGAGGACCTCGAATCTGTCAAAGCTTCTGCTGGTGTTGCAAAGTGGAACGCGCAGTATATGCAGAACCCAACTTCAGAAGAAGGAGCTCTCATTAAAAGGGAGTGGTGGAAAAATTGGGAGTCTAAACATATGCCTCACATCGAACACACAATTCAAAGTTATGATACAGCGTATCTTAAAAAAGAAACTGCAGATTACTCTGCTATTACTACCTGGGGAGTTTTTCGTCCTAATGAAGACTCGCCTCGTCAATTAATATTATTAGATTCTTATAAGGAACGTTTAGAGTTTCCAGAACTTCGTCGTGTAGCACTCGAGCAATATAAGTATTGGAATCCTGAAACAGTTATCATTGAAGCAAAAGCATCAGGACTACCTTTGATGTATGAACTCAGACAGATGGGAATTCCTGCAATGAATTTTACACCGAGTAAAGGTCAAGATAAAGTTGCAAGAGTAAATGCAGTCTCTCCACTTTTTGAAGCCGGACAAATTTGGGCACCTCTCGATCAAGAGTTTGCTCAAGAACTTGTTGAAGAATGTGCTGCGTTTCCTTACGGTGATCATGACGATTTAGTTGACAGTACAACACAGGCTCTGTTAAGGTATAGACAAGGCGGATTTATAGATCACCCTGAAGATTATCAAGAAGAACAACAGCCTAAAAGAAAAAAGAAATTTTACTGGTAATGAAAAAGAACCCAACACTTACTGAAAATATGCCTTATGTAAGAAGAGATCAAATACCACCTCTTAGTGGTCCCAATCCACAAGGCTTGATTAATCAATCAAAAGCATATAAACAAGATAAATTGGAGAAAATAAATGGCAGACATAGACAAAGCATTAACCGAAATAAAAAAAACGGTTGAAATAGCAGGGCCCGAAGAGCAAGTCGAGGTTCAAGAAGAAATTAACGAATCAATACCAAACGCTGGTGACGCAGAAATTACTCCCACTGAAGATGGCGGTGTAGAGATTGATTTTGAACCTGGAGCATTTAACCAAGCACAAAGTGAAAACCACTTTGACAATTTAGCTGAGTTATTACCAGAGGAAACATTAGGTCCTCTAGGTTCAGAATTAAATCAAAACTACATGGACTATAAAGAGTCTCGTAAAGAATGGGAACATACTTACATAACAGGTTTAGATCTTTTAGGATTTAAATATGAAGATAGAACAGAACCTTTTAATGGAGCTGAAGGTGCAACTCACCCAGTTCTTGCAGAAGCGGTTACACAATTTCAAGCGTTAGCTTACAAAGAATTACTTCCAGCAGATGGACCTATCAGAACTCAGATTATGGGTGCACCTTCTGCTGAAAAAGAAATGCAATCTAAAAGAGTTAAAGATTTTATGAACTATCAATTAATGGATCAAATGAAAGAATATGAACCTGAGTTTGATCAATTATTATTTTATCTACCTCTTGCTGGATCTGCTTTAAAAAAGTTTACTATGATGATCTTTTAGGTAGAGCAGTTTCTAAATTTGTACCTGCGGAAGATTTGGTAGTACCTTATTCTGCAACATCTTTAGAAGATGCAACGGCCGTGATCCATGTGATCAAAACCAAAGAGAATGATTTAAGAAAACAACAAGTGAATGGTTTTTACAGAGACGTGGACCTTGGATCTCCTGCAGATACTGAGTCTGATCTTGAGAGAAAAGAAAGAGAGCTTGAAGGTATACAAAAAACTCACGATGAAGATATTTATAATATTTTAGAATTTCATGTCGATTTAGATTTAGAAGGATTCGAGGACCGAGGACAAGATGGTCAACCTACTGGAATTAAGTTACCTTACATTGTAACAATCGAAGAAGCTTCACGTGAAGTATTATCTATTAGAAGAAACTACGAAATTAATGATCCGAAGAAAAAGAAAATTTCTTATTTTGTACATTTTAAATTTTTACCTGGGCTAGGTTTTTACGGGTTTGGATTAATTCATATGATAGGTGGTTTATCGAGAACTGCAACAGCAGCTTTGAGATCACTACTAGATGCTGGTACCCTCTCCAATTTACCAGCAGGGTTTAAGATGCGCGGCATCAGAATTAGAGATGACGCGCAATCTATTACTCCAGGTGAATTTAGAGACGTGGATGCTCCAGGTGGAAATATTAAAGATGCATTTATGGCATTACCATTTAAAGAGCCTTCACAAACTTTATTACAGCTTATGGGTGTCGTTGTATCAGCCGGGCAAAGATTTGCTTCGATAGCTGACCTTCAAGTAGGTGATGGGAACCAACAAGCAGCAGTGGGAACGACAGTGGCTTTGTTGGAGCGAGGAAGCAGAACAATGTCTGCGATTCACAAAAGAATTTATGTGAGTCTTAAGAATGAATTCAAAATGCTTGCTCGAGTATTTAAAACATATTTACCACAAGAGTATCCTTATGATGTGGTAGGTGGTCAAAGAACTATTAAACAACAAGACTTTGATGATAGAATAGATATACTTCCGGTTGCTGATCCTAACATTTTTTCTCAAACACAAAGAATTTCAATTGCTCAAGCTGAATTACAGTTAGCACAATCGAATCCACAAATGCATAATTTGTATAATGCGTATCGTGCAATGTACGAAGCATTAGGTGTAAAAAATATTGATATGGTTTTAAAACCAGTTCCAAAACCTATGCCAATGGATCCTAGTATTGAAGCTATTCAAGCTTTAGGTGGACAACCCTTCCAAGCTTTTAAAGGACAAGACCATAGAGCTCACATAACAGCCCATATGAACTTTATGTCGTCTTCGATGGCCAGAGGAAACCCAATGGTAACCGCTTCAATGCAAAAAAATATTTTTGAACACATAAGTTTAATGGCATTAGAGCAAGTTGAAGTAGAATTTAAGGATCAAATTGTAATGATGCAGCAAATGCAACAACAAATGCAGGCAAATCCTGCAATGGCACAAGATCCACAGATGCAACAGCAGATGATGGCGGTTAATATGCAGATAGAGTCTAGAAAAGCAGTTTTAATTGCAGAAATGTTCGAAGATTTTGCTAAAGAAGAGACTGAATTAATGGGTGAATACGGAAATGACCCAATTGCTAAGCTAAAAGCGAGAGAATTAGACATCAGAGCAAAAGATGACTTTGTATCTGCACAACAAGCTCAAGAAAAAATCAATCTTGATAAGATGAAAGCTATGATGAACCAACAAAACAAAGATGAAAAACTAGAACAAAACGAAGAACTTGCAGAATTACGTGCTGCAACATCTATCACTAAACAAGAAATGGCTAACCAAAGTAAAATGCACGATTTTGGTAGAAATTTTAAAAAAAAATAATATAATAAGTTAAGGAGAAAATTATGGCAGATTTAAAAAATAAACTTTCTTATGGTAGAAAAGGAAACGTTGCTTCATCTAATGCAACTGGCGGTGTAGAGATTACAACTCCAGAAGTTAGAACTGAAACAGATCCAAGATCTACTATTCTTACTAACCAAGACAGAGTGTTCAACAAAATAGGTGTTGGAGATGAAGTTGAAGTTAGAGGAACTAGAAGAATGTTAAAATCTAAAAGTAAAAAAGCTACTTGGTTCTAATATGTGGTTATCGGCAATTAAATTAGCCGTCTCTGCTGGAAGTAAAATTTATGCTAACAAGCAGAAGACGAAAATAGCTATGTCAGATGCACAGCTTATGCACGCATCTCGTATGGCCGAAGGTAAGGAAGCTTACCAAGGAAAACTTTTAGAAGCTCGTCAATCAGATTGGAAGGACGAGGCGGTTTTATTAATTCTCTCGGCGCCCATAGCAATTTTGGCTTGGGCAGTCGTATCGGACGATCCGGGAGCGATGGACAAAGTAAATATTTTCTTTGAACATTTCGCAGCACTGCCGTCATGGTTTACAAATTTGTGGATCCTTGTCGTGGCGAGCATTTATGGTATAAAGGGAACACAAATATTTAAACAACACGGAGGAAAAAAATAATGCCAAATAGAAGATTTAATAAACAAGTTGCTAATTCAAGAACACCAATGAAAGTTGGCGGAAGAGCAATGAAAATGGGTGGTGGAATGTCTACTGCTAGAAAAGATATGGCTTCAGGATACTACAAAGACGATATGGGTATGAAGGGTGGAGCTATGTATAAAAAAGGTGGTTCAGTTAAAAAGAATACTAAACGTATGAATAGACTTGAAGAACTTGGAAGAGTTGATGCTGAAAAAGCAAGAACTAGAAAAGGGAAGAAGAATCTTAAAGCTGAAAAGAAAAGAATAGTTAGAGAACTTAAGAAGGGTTAATTATGAAAAAACCAATTCCGAAAGGAAAAAAAGGTAAAGGCATAAGAAAACTTAAAAAGGTAGCTCCCGCAGTTGCAAAACGAATGGGTTACAAAAAAGGAATGCGAGCGAGATAATGGCTAAACTTTGTCCTGCAGGAAAAGCTGCTGCTAAGAAAAAATTTGATGTGTACCCAAGTGCATACGCAAATATCTGGGCAAGCAAATACTGCAAAGGCACAGTAGGTCGAACTAAGAAAGCTGGTGGTGGAATATGTAGAGTAGCTACTAAAGGTAAAGGAAACGCTTATGGAAAGAATTCATGAGTGGGTTAAAAAAATGGTTGGACGACAAATGGGTGGATATCGGAGCTCCAAAGAAAAATGGAAAATATCAACCTTGTGGAAGACAAAAGGGAAGCAAGAGAGCTTATCCAAAATGCGTCCCACTTGCCAAAGCCACACAGATGTCAAGTTCGCAAAAGGCGAGTGCTGTCAAACGAAAACGAGCAGCATCTAATACTGGACCTAAACCAACCAACGTTGCAACTTTTTCTAAACGGGATAGAAAAGCAATTGGAGGAATAATATGAAAATGCCTAACACCAAATATACTGGTAGTTTTATAAAAGGTGGTCCTGGAGAAAATCAAAGTTATAAAAAATATTACGGCAAGATGCTTACTGGCTTTAAAAGAGGCGGTGATGTAATGCCTAAAAGAAATAAAAAAAATTTTCGTGCAACTGACAAAGGTGCAGGAATGACAGAAGCAGGAGTCAAAGCTTATAGAGCAGCAAACCCTGGATCTAAATTAAAAACAGCAGTAACTGGAAAAGTTAAAAAAGGTTCAGCTGCTGCAAACCGTAGAAAGTCTTATTGTGCAAGAAGTGCCGGTCAAATGAAACAGTTTCCTAAAGCTGCTAAAGATCCTAATTCTAGACTACGTCAGGCTAGAAGAAGATGGAAATGTTAGAAGCACTTAAAAAAAGATATGAAGCTCAAATAGCTGAAGCCAAAGTAACTTTAAAAATTTACTTATCTAATTCTGTAGGTATAGGTGAACATCCACAACATTTAGATGAAATAGATAAACTTTTAGGAAGTATTGCTGAAGCAAAAGATAAGTTAAAGGTAATAGAAGATGTTAGATAAATTTCTTTATAAAACCTTTGAAGGTATTGACAACATGATACTTTCTGTGGATAACTGGTGGAATGAGAGATACAAAAGTATTGGAAGCTTTTTCAGTAAAAAAAGAAAAAGAAGAAAAACAAAAAAACATGTTTCGAAGTCTTAAAAAAGAAGTTGAGACAGGTGCAAATGGCACACAAGATTACATAATTAAGAAAGGTGTAAATAAAGGTAAAAAAGCAAATGTTAGATGAAATAAACGTAATAACTAAATTACAAAAACAATTAAAAGAAAGTTACCAACAAATTGGTGACGCTATGATCGGTGGTACTATTGACAACATGGAAAAATACAAGTACATGTTAGGACAGGCCCACGCCTACCAATATATTTCAGGGGAATTATCCAACCTGCTAAACAAAGGAGCTACAAATGGAAAAGACGCAGACGGCAAAGTCGTCAATATCGGAAAAGACAGAAATCCCAAAACATAAAAATGCTTTGGAAGAAAAGTACGAAACAGAAAATAAAACACAGCATCAAAAAGAAGTTGATAGTTACGAACGTTTAAAAACAAAAGAGACTTCAAAATTACCTCAGCCGACTGGCTGGAGACTTTTAGTTTTACCTTTTAAGCTACCAGAGAAAACTAAAGGTGGTTTGCTTTTAGGAGCAGATACACTTGAAAGACAACAAGTTGCATCTACATGTGGACTAGTTCTTTCAATGGGACCATATTGTTATGATAAACAAAAATTTCCTGAAGGTCCTTGGTGCAAAAAAGGAGATTGGGTTATCTTTGCTCGTTATGCGGGTTCAAGATTACCAATAGATGGTGGGGAAGTAAGATTGCTAAATGATGATGAAGTTTTAGCAACCATCGATAAACCCGAAGATATACTTCATACATTTTAATAACCATAGGAGATACTATGCAAGACACAGACAAACCAGTTAACATTGATACCTCTGGACCCGGTGCCGAAGTAGAGTTAGATTCAGTTAAAGAAGAATTAATTGAAGAAACTATTATCGAAGATAAAACACCAGCGGAGGATAAATCACATGAAAACGAACGTGAAACAAAACTTGAAGACGGTGGTAGCGCCGATGACGCAATTGCGAAATCTGATGAGCCAACTGATGTTCAAGCTAGCGAAGAGAATACAGAAAAAAAGAAAGAATTAGATGAATACTCTGATGGAGTAAAAAGAAGAATAGCTAAACTAACTAAAAAAATGCGTGAGTCGGAGCGAAGAGAAGAAGCCGCAACGATTTATGCAAGAAGTGTTTTAGCTGAAAAAGAAGCGTTAAGTTCTAGACTTTCAAAATTAGATACAGGATTTGTAGCTGAAAAGGAAAATAGAATTAAATCAGGTATGGAAGCGGCTGTTGCAAAACTTGCAAAAGCTAGAGAAGAAAGTGACCTTAAAGCTGAAGTTGCTGCAACTGCAGAAATTTCAAGACTAGGCTATGAAGAAGCAAGACTTGCTGATTTAAAAGCTAGACAGGCTGAAAAGAAAGTTGAAACTCCAGTACCACAACCTCAACAACAAGAAGTGGATGTACCAAGACAAGTTGATTCTAGAGCAAGAGATTGGGCTAGAAAAAACGAATGGTTCAATAAAGATCCAATAATGACTGAGGGAGCAAAAGTAATACACAGACAATTGACTGAAATTGAAGGATATGATCCTAATACCGAAGCTGAAGAATATTATTCAGAGGTAGATAGAAGAATAAGACTTGAATTTCCGCACAAGTTTGATACTAATGTAACTCAGGAATCGACTAGACCTACTCAAACTGTAGCTTCAGCTACGCGAGTTAATAAATCTTCTGGTCGCAAAATTGTGAAACTCACACCCTCACAGGTAGCAATTGCTAAAAAATTAGGTGTGCCACTTAAAGACTATGCGGAACAATTAAAAATCACGGAAGGAGTATAAGCATGGAAAATCAAGATAAAAAAACTTCACGTGCGAGTCAGACTAGAGAGAAAACATCTCGACCAAAAGTCTGGGCTCCACCATCTTTATTAGATGCACCCCCTGCACCGGCAGGATTTGTACACAGATGGCTTAGAGCTGAGTCAATGGGATTCGACGATTCTAAAAATGTACAAAGCAGAATAAGATCTGGCTTTGAACTAGTAAGAGCGGATGAATACAATGAAACAGACTATGCTGTAGTACAAGACGGTAAATACAAGGGAGTGATCGGTCAAGGTGGCCTAGTGCTCGCTAGAGTATCTGTAGAGATCGCAAAACAATACGCTGATTACTATCGTAAACAAGCGCAGGATAACGAAAATGCCTTTGACAACGATCTACTAAAGGAAGAGCATCCAAGTATGCCTATCAGTGTTGATAGAAATACTCGTGTAACTTTTGGTGGTACGAAGAAATAAGTTTTTTAACAATTTCTAGTTCATCATTTAAATTAAACAATGGAGAAAAACTATGGCAAACCAAGATAGTCCTTTCGGCTTAAGAGCAATTGGAAAAATCGGTCAGAATAGAGATAACCAAGGTTTAGCAGAATTTAGTATTGCAGCATCAGCAGGCGCTATATTCGGTCAAGATCCAGTAGAGGCATTAGCCACTGGAACTATCGGAGTAGCAGCGGCAGGTGATTCTTTACTAGGAGCTCTAAACGGCGTTTTCTTTACTGACGCGAATACAAGTAAACCAACGTTTGCGAACCATCTATTAGCAGCTAATACTGCTACAGATATCGTAGGCTTTGTATCTTCAGATCCTTACGAGAGATTTGAGATACAATCAGACAACACAACAGCTTCTGCACAAACTGATGTTTTCATGAATTATGACATCACTTATGCAGCAGGAAGTACACATGATCACCTTTCAGGTGTCGAGCTAGATGACTCAACTTTGAGTTCAACTTCTGGACAACTAAGAGTGGTTGGTGTTTCAAAAGACATTAAGAACAATGATTTAACTGCATCGCATGTTAACTTTGTTGTAATGATCAACGAACACTTCTTGAAAACTCAAGCTGGCGTATAATAGTTAGAATAGGAGATAAAATATGGCTATATCACGAGGACAACTAGTTAAAGAACTAGAACCAGGCCTGAATGCACTATTCGGACTGGAATACAAAAGATACGAAAACCAACATGCTGAGATATATGCAACAGAAACATCAGACAGAGCTTTTGAAGAAGAAGTTATGTTATCTGGTTTCGCTAATGCTCAAGTAAAACCTGAAGGAAGTGGAGTTGTTTTTGACAATGCTCAAGAAACTTACACTGCAAGATACACTATGGAAACTGTGGCTCTTGCCTTCGCGATTACTGAGGAAGCGGTGGAAGATAACCTGTATGACAGACTGTCAAGCAGATATACAAAAGCGTTAGCTAGAAGTATGGCTAATACTAAGCAAGTTAAATCGGTCAACCCGTTAGTTAATGGATTCGGTACTTTCACTTCAGGTGATGGTGTTTCATTATTTAGCACGGCTCACCCGACAATTGCTGGTACTACGTCAAACACTTTAACTGTAGCAGCTGACTTAAACGAAACTTCATTAGAGCAGTCATTAATTGACATTGCAGCGTTTACTGATGAAAGAGGTTTAAGAATTGCAGCAAAAGCGACAAAAATGATTGTCCCTTCTGCGTTACAGTTCCAAGCTGAAAGATTGATGAAATCAGAAGGCAGAGTTCAAACTGCTGATAATGATATCAACGCAATCAGATCAATGGGAATGGTTCCTCAAGGTTACAGAGTGAACAATTTCTTAACTGATCCTAATGCGTTCTTCCTTATCACTGATGTTCCAAACGGAATGAAACATTTCGTTAGAACACCAATCAAAACAGCTATGGAAGGTGACTTCGATACTGGAAACTTAAGATTCAAAGCTAGAGAAAGATACCAATTTGGTGTTTCTGACTTTAGAGGAATTTTCGGTTCTCCTGGAATCAGTTAATAGATAATTTTGAGGCGGGACACAATCCCGCCTCATTTATTAAATAAGAAAGAAAAACCTATGAAACAACTTCTCATTAATATCTTTGCGTACGATCATCATGCTAAATTTGAAATATTAGCTGAAGATAATGCAAAATCTGTAGAACTAGCTATACTTGACAAGCTAGGAGAAAATAGTATAAAATGGGAAGATCTTGGAAAAAATTATGATTCTAGGATTAATAGAATAACTTTTGAAGAGGTTATAAATGATACAAGACCTATACAAAGCAAAAAGGTCCTTGGAGTTGAAGTGGGAACAGGAGCACCTAGATAATAATAGGTACACTCTT